GATTTGGTTATACCGATGAGAAAACTGTCGAGGGGATAGCGGCTACTCGCAAGTTTGGATCCAACCTTACAGACAACCCAATCCTTGGGTTCATAAAGAGAAAAGGTAAGAGCGCCGAGAACCTATACCAAGCTGGCGACGACATATGGAAGGTGTACAACTACACGTTCGAAAGCAACAAGTTACGCAACGCCTTGGCAAAGATGACCCCCGACCAACAATTAGAGTATGTGTCACGGAAAGGTGTGAACCTACCTAAGACACAATTAAATGTGTCTACGGAGAGATACTTTGATGATTTAAATGCAGCAAACGTAAGCCCCATTTCTAAGCAATTATTAATGGGGGCAGGGCAAGACAACTTTAACGTCCTTAAAGTTATCTATGACGATGCGGACTTTGCACTAGACGAACTGTCAGCGGTTCTTGGTCGTGAGGTTACACCTAGAGAACTATCTCTTTTAAAGCAAGACGTTACTTCTTTAACGCAACGTGCTTTGGCAGATCAACCAGACACGATTACCGTATATCGTGTTGGAGACGTAATTGGTGACAGCCCACAGTCTTACACCTTGAACCCTAAATATGATGTAGAATCTAACCTGCCTTGGCGTACTGGAAAAGGCCAGCAGCTTAAAGCCTACACAGTCAAGAAGTCTGACATCTTGTCCTCTCCTGACATTACAAGTCGTGGTCGGATTGGAGAAGACGAGATCATTATTCGTGGTGACAAAGTAAAAGAAGGAAAAGCATTTGATCCTGTAGATGCGTTTATCCGAGAGGAAGCCGCCCGTGTGGTTCGCAACACAGTGCCGAACTATAACCTTGCACCCGAGGCTATCCGTGCATTGCGCCGTGCTCCAGTGGGTAACTTCATTGCCTTCCCCTACGAGATCATGCGGACAGGGGTCAACACGATTGCCCGTGGCATCGATGAGTTGGCAGACCCCAACGTAGAGATACAGAAGATCGGGCTGCGTCGTTTAACAGGAGCGATAACCACGTTTGGCCTACTGCCAGCAGGGGTGTCGTCTCTGGCGTACAAGACATCTGGTGTAACCAAAGAAGAGATGGACGCGTATCAAGATTCTCTTGCTGCACCGTGGGAGAAGAACGCACGTCTTGTGCCGATTGGTCGGCACGAGGACGGCACACCAAAGTACATCAACTACAGTTACTCGAACCCATACGACATGCTTGAGCGCACTGCGATTGCAGCCATAAATACCTACGAACGAGGTATGCAGGACGGTAAGTCAAGTAGTCAGGTAGTATCGGAGGCAGCTTTCTCTTCCTTGGGAGAGCTTATGGCTCCCTTTACACAGGAAGCAATCGCACTGGCAGCGTTTAGGGACGTGCTCGATCCTGATGCAGAGAACCCTGTGATGAGTGCGCTGGGTCAGTTTGGTCGGGGCGGTAAAACAATTACGGGTGCAAAGATCTACAACCCAGAAGACAACGCTGGCGACAAAGTTGCCAAGTCGTTTGCCCATATCGCGGACACACTACTGCCTTCGATTATTCCATTGGATGAGAGTGGCGGGAAGATCGAGCCAAGTCGTTTTGCCCGCGGGTTTATCAACGGTATGGACTTGAACGAAACACTGGGCATCAGCGAGAAAGACCGCATGGGTCGGGAGCGGGATCTGTCTCAGGAACTTGCCCGTGCTTTCTCTGGCATCACAGAGTCTGATTCCCAAGCCTCTACCTCCTTGAAGTACAAAGGTTATGAGTTTGCTCGGGCCCGTCAAGATACCTCAAACATTTTTAACTCTATAGCTCGTCGTCAAAACGTGACCAAGGGTCAACTCCTTGAGGCATACGAGGACGCCAGTGAAGCTAGGTTCCGGGCTTTCAGAGAATTTAATCAGGTTGTCGAAGCCGTTAGACAATTTGGAATGAAAGACAACGACATCCGTCGAGCGTTGAAAGAAGCTGGCGTCGGTGGCATCAACGAAATTATCCGTGGCGTTTACAAACCTTTAGATGTCAGTGACAGTGTACTGGATGACATGCGGCGTAACGGTACAATAAAAGAATTGCCTAGAGCAGAGATAAGACGGATGATTACTCAACAACGTCGTCGTCGTTTGAACGAACCGTTGCCCTCGGAACAAGAACCACGTTATGAGATTTTGCCCCCCGCAAAAGAACCACGTTATGAGATTTTGCCTCCGCTACAACAAGAAGGATCACTCCAAGTTCCGACAGGCCCTGTTCGCACGGCTGCGGTAAGTCCAGCGTTGCTGGGCGACAACCCAATCGATGTCGGCCAGAACATGGAGATTGCTACAGCGTCTCGATAGTTACCTTGACGCCATTGCCTCCGAACAACCGAACCAGTTCGTCGGCGCTTTCTTCGGTCTCGCGTAGTACATCTTCGTCATTGGTTAGCGCTGCTAGGTTAAGGGCTTCACCCACAAAATCCATAAGGGCTTGTACCTGCATACGATGCATGTCTTTCAGTCCAAGTGTTGGTATGTCTGGATCGATCATTCTATTTCTCCCCAATCCGTTTTAATGTCTACGTCGATTTTAGATGGAACTTTGAGTGGTATGCCTGTCTCCATGATCTCCTTTATCCTAGCTGCCTGATCTTCGCTTTCTATGTTAAAGCATAGCTCATCGTGTACCGTGAGCATAGGAGTAAGCCCCTCGTTGCAACAATCCAGCATGGCCTTCTTAGTTTGGTCGGC